CTGGCCAAGTATGGTTGAAGAAAGTATTTTACCTTCCATATATACAGGACCAATTACCAAACAACATGGCGTTTGTTCCTGCGTTACCACTTGACAACCCACACTTACCAGCATCTTATATTGAGATGTTAAAGTCATTACCACCAGCACAACGTAAGAGATTGTTGGAAGGTGATTGGAATTATATGGATGAATCAGATAATCTATTTGACTTTGATTCAATATCCAATAGTGTGTTTACAAATGTTCCACAAGGAACAGATAAGAAGTATATCTCAGTCGATGTTGCGAGGTTTGGTTCAGATAGGTCTGTGGCAATTGTATGGAGTGGACTGGTGGTCGTAGAAGTACTTGTTTACAGTAAACTATCAACAGTAGAGTTATCGTCCGAAATTAAGGAGTTAATACAGAAGTATGGAGTACATCCAAATAATGTAATTGTGGATAGTGATGGCGTAGGAGGCGGAGTTGCGGATCAGATTAGAGGAACAAATTTTGTGAACAACTCATCACCATTACATCAACAGAACTTCAGTAATTTAAAGTCTCAGTGTTATGTAAAATTATCCGAACTATTTAAAGAAGGGAAGATTAGTCTTAATATATTGGAACCAACCATTACAGACGAATTAACACAAGAACTATTGGCAATAAAATTAAAAGACGTTGATAAAGATAATAAAGTAGCAGTCCAATCAAAAGACGAGATGAAGAAGATATTGGGAAAGTCTCCCGATTTATCTGATGCGTTGATGATGAGGATGTATTACGAAATAAAGAACATGAAAGCAACAGGAAGATATTCTATTGCGTTTGTGGGTTAAAATATATACAAATATATGTTAAGATTTAAAATTGATGGTGTCCCATACGAGGTACCTGATTACACACCAATAAATGTGTACGCAAAGATTTACAAGATAAAGGATTTATTCACCGATGAATATTTCGCAGCAAAACTAATTAGTGCCATTAGTGATTGTCCTTTACAAGATTTATTGGATTGTCCCTTTGAAGAAATATCATACATTTCAAATTATATTTTAAATAATCTACCAAAAGAAAAGGATATAAAGTTTGTAGATAGGTTTGAATTAAATGGTGTTCATTATGGTTTCTTTCCTAATTGGAAGGACTTAACCTTTGCTGAGTTTATTGACATGGATACAATAGCATCAAAGAAACCCGAGGAGTTATTGGACATGTTACACATCCTTGCCGCAATCATGTACAGACCAATAGTAGATGAAACATCAGAACACAATTTCCAAATTGAGAAATATGATTTGGTTACACTTACAAAACGATCCGAACTATTCAAAAGAAAGTTAGATGTTAAGTACGTTCTCGGAGCACAGTTTTTTTTTATCAAGTTCGCAACGAGATTTTTAAGTTATACCCCACCATCTTTGACACCGAAAATGACAATATGGACCCAAATAAAAATGATATGGATGATGTGGAGGATGATGTTCAAACTAACTTCCAAAAATCGTTCGGTTGGTTTTTGGTCGTCAACAAAATATCTGACAACGATTTTACTAAACACGAGTACATCTACCAAAAGAAAGTAATGGAGGTTCTCAATCAATTGAGTTTCCTAATTTCCTATGACCAAGAACAAATAAGATTACAGAAAAAAGCACAAGGGTCTATCTAATTTGAAGATACATTCCCGATAATTTTATATTTAAAGATAGGATGAATACAAGTTCAATTAATTATAAACAAATATTAGCCGATTTAGGGTCAATCGCTTACCATCACCCACAGATTAATTCTTATGGGTTTGGTGACCTAGCACAATGTACAAATGATTTAACAACGAAGCAGGAACCCAAATATACAAGAATGTACGTTGTCCCTGGTGAGGTTAGATTGAACGAGAATCATCTACATTATCGTTTCTCCATTATTATCATGGATAAGGTGGAGGAAGACCAATCCAATCAGAGTGAGGTAATGTCAGACACTTTGAGAACAATCATGGATGTTTGGACCATCTTATTACAATCATTTACATCTCAACAAGGTAACTTCAGTTGGGATTTGGTTGTTGATGAGAACCCTGGTATCATTCCATTCCTTGAGAGATTTGAAACAATACTTGGTGGGTGGACATTAAACGTATCTTTTCAAGTTGCGTTTGATTATAACAGTTGTACACCACCAGTAACAGGAAACTTCCAATTCCCTGAAGACCAACAATTTAATAGTTATGAATATGTATTAGGTGAGTTTGAACAGTTTGCTGATTTACATCAACAAGTTAACTCATACGGTTTTGGTGATATTGAACAATTAACAAATGACATTATTACCAAACAAGAACCAAAGTATCCTCGTATGTATGTGTTACCTGATGATGTATTAATACAAGTTGGACATATCCATTTGGGGTGGAAGGTATTCTTTGTTGATAAGTTAAATAATGATATTTCAAATTTTGGTGATGTATTATCGGACCAATTGGAAATTGTTAAAGACTTTTTTGCCAAACTATATCTTTCAGACTTTGAAGCAGGGTGGGAAGCAACCGTTACACCATTTTATGAAAAGACGGAAACAATCTTAGCCGGTTGGATAATTGATTTTCACTTCATTCAGAAATACGATTATAACAGATGTGTATTACCTGAAACAAACTTTAGTCCTAACTTAACATGGGAAGAGGTTAATGAACTGTGGAGAAAGAAAAAAGAACAATGGGATAGTGTATAAACAAAAAACAAAAATATATAAATAAATGGGTCAATTAAATAATCTATACGTTAGTAGTTCATATCAAGGTCTATTGAAGATGACCGATAGTACTAATGGATTAACCAATACTTTACAAACAGTTCAAACTGGTGATGGTGATAATTCCCCATTACAAATGAGTTTAACACAAGTTAATATCTCAGGAAGTTTTTCTGTTAATGGAATTGTAATCACAGGTGCCACATCAGGAACCTCAGGTACTTCAGGACAGAATGGTTCTTCAGGAACTAGTGGAACGTCTGGTACATCAGGTTCAAGTGGAAGTGGTTTCACTTTTAATGGTGCTTGGGATAATACAACAACTTATAATTTAAACGATGTCGTAACATACGGCGGACAATCATACGTTTCCATTCAAGCAGGAAACTTAAATAAACAACCATCTGTTCAACCAGCATGGTGGACTGTGTTTAGTGCTGCTGGTACTTCAGGTACAAGTGGTACGTCAGGAACATCTGGTTCATCAGGTAGTTCAGGAACCTCAGGAAGTAGTGGTAGTAGTGGAACAAGTGGGTCCTCAGGTTCATCAGGAACGTCAGGTACTAGCGGAAGTTCAGGAAGTAGTGGAACATCTGGTTCAAGTGGAAGTAGTGGTACCTCAGGTACGTCTGGTTCTTCAGGAAGTTCAGGTACCTCAGGTTCAAGCGGTAGTTCAGGAACAAGCGGAAGTAGTGGTTCATCAGGTACAAGTGGTTCATCAGGAACCGCAGGAACAAGTGGTGATTCAATCTTTGCGTTGACAGGTTCAGTATGGGAAACATCGGTACAAACTAAATTCAATGCGGATAGTACATTCGGAACTGACTTAACAGTATTACAAGATATTAACTTACCAACAGGTTCAACAATTAAATTGAGTCCTGATCCTGGCGGTAACTCAGCTGCGATTAGATTCTTATCAGGTTCAAATCCTGCGTCAAATAGATGGGTAAACATTCAAGGTGTACCTGGTAGTCAATATGGTGATGTAGCCATTTCTGATTTTCCAACAAACAACCATTTCATGTTCTTTGATGTGAATGGTCATACAATTCAATTTGAAGCACCGATTAGAAGTACAGGTTCGGCAGCGATACAAGTATTGAATGGTGTTATTAACAATACCAACTATACTCCTGTACAACCTGGCGTTGGATTTATTAACTCAGGTTCATTAACAAATAGAGGTGACTTAGATATTATATCAAACAATACAACAATTAATACTGACCTTTATTTTACAAGTTCTTTATTAGGACAGTCAAATATTATTAAAGGTTGGAGTGATAACCAATCAGCAGGTGGAGCAGGTTCAAACCAAGCGAACTATACAGGTTCATTAAGAATTACAGGTTCTAATAACGTAGTATCTTTACCACAATTAAGAGCTACGTCAGTTGGTTTGGGTGCCGATTTACAAGGTTATATTTCAGGTTCAGATAATACCATCAATGGAAATGGTTCGGGTATATACC